CAAATGCTTTTTTGGCAAGTTTGGTTTTTTCATCCCCAGCCAGCCAACTAGCGCCAGCCAAGATGACACCGCCTAACTCGTTTGGTTTTCTAGTGTTTCCTGTTGCCTGATTTAGATCGGTTACCGCTAGCTTGCTCATGCTGTTTAAGCCTGAGTTATTTGTAGCGTTGCCACCCTCAGCCATGCGTGCAAGACCGCCTTTGTTACGTTTTAACTGTTTTTTCATGGTTAGACGGCGTAAGGGTTGACCCGCGCAGGTTGGGCATCAAAGTAGTCGTCGTCATCATACAGTGGCTCAGGATCGATGTCGAGCCAACCACCGTCCTTCAACCACCTCATAGCCTGAGTTGCTGAGTCGACGTAGTCATCATGGGTGCTGTCAGGGAATGCGCATATCTGGGACAGGAACCCTTCCACCCAGTCTTTGACGTAACCCTTATGCACCTCAGACTCTGGGAGCCAGACCCTCTTGGTGGCAAAGATGGCGGCGGTGATCTGAAGGCGTTGCATCTTGTCGGCACGACCGGGGTTATACCCCCGCACAATCAAATGCGCTCTTTGTAGTTCCTGAATGAGAGACAGACCAGCCGCCTTCTCTTCGACTAGGATTAGGTCGGGGCGCTTGGCATCCTTACCCTCACCGTAAGAGACTCGCCACTCATCCATAGCGCGATCCTTCAGCTTAGGGAAGGTGAGGTGCTCCGCCCAGCAGTCGATCAGCATCACGGACATCGGCCCATCCATCGGTTTAAACACACCCCATGTCGTGAACGCTGTTGGGTCGTTGTAGGACTTGTCGGTGTACGCGCAGTCATAGGACTGTAGGATGTACTCAAACTTAGGGAAGGGTCGACCAGCAGGCCACATCTGGAACATATCCCTTGTGACCACCTTACCGTCCTCTAGATCGACGATAGCGCCCATAACTTCCTGCTCGTATAGCTTCGTACCCTTGTACTGTTCCAACTGCCTCTGGAAGGCTTTGTCGAGGTTCTTAGCGTTGTCGTAGGTGCTGGCGCGGGATACCACCACGTCGTCACCTTCCCTGCCTACCAGATCAAGGATCAAGTCCTTTGGTCGAGGCGTTGTGGTCACGATCACGCGAGGGTGGCTGTGCGGTCTGTTGTCGGGCTTGATACGCAAACCCAGCATCATGTTGTCCCACGCCTCGCCCGTGCCGAGGTACTGAAATGCGGCTAACTCATCACACCAGCAGAACGACGAGTTGATACCGCGCAGTCGGTCGAATGAGTCAGCCGATACACCCCTGATCTTAGAGCCGTTAGACAGCTTGATCAGGTGGTCTTGTTTGTTGTAGTCCACCACCAATGGTTTGGGTATGCATTCGAGCAGTCCTGATTTTCCTTCAAAGCAGGTGAACTTTAAGTCCCCGCTGGTAGGTGCCAGCACCACGCTCAGAGCGTTAGGGTGAGTCCATGCCCACCACCATAACGCCTCAGCCGCTGACCGAGTCTTGCCTGCACCCCTGCCTGCCAACATCAAAAACACCGTGTAATCAGAGTGCAGGTCTGGCGGTATCTGGTAGGCGTGTGCCATCTCTATCCACTTAGCATGGGCAATAAAAGCAATTCGATTGTGCTCTGACAGAGTATCAAACTCAGCGATGGTTTCAGAATCAAACATCTCTGCCAACATAAGTATTACTTTCTTAGCAGATCAGCCAAAACAGCGGATAAAACCCCGTGTTCTGCGGCACCCGCTGGCGCTTGAATGTAATACTTAGCCTGCACGTTTGGTCATTTCCATGTTGCGGATCACCTCAAGGAACTTGCTGGCGGTAGCATCCTGCGTGGCAATAGGTGCTCCACCCTCTACACCCTCAATGGCAACCCTGTCACCATACTTTGTGGGGTGAAATTTAGCCAGCAATTTAAGGCGGGTTTCAATGCGTAGCCTGCGGTGACCAAGCATATCCTCGACCGTCGTTGCCGCGCCCTCGTCTGTCATCACCTGCTTCTGACCCAATTCAACAGTGTCAGCAATCTGCAAGCACTCCTCAGCAATGGCGTCATAACCAATATCGCGTGCGCGTGCGATGGATGCGGAAAGAGCCTCGTCGCGACCCATCCAATCGTACACCGTTCTCCACGCAGGAAACCCAGCGTTCTCTCTGCATATCTGCCTGAGCGGTACTCCCTCGCTTAACTGCTCACAGATAACTCTTGCTATCTCTGGGCTGTACTTTGATGGTCGTCCTGTTGGCTTTGAGGCTTCTGCGGCGTTTTCAGGCGCTACAGTACCGCTGACCTTAGTCGCGGCTTTTGAAGGCTTGGCGGAGCGTTTAGCCCCCTTCTTG